TCATAGTGTTTAATTGTGTAGTCAGTTAAAGCTGCCATTACAAAACCTGTTGCAATTAGCAGAAGGCAAATAGCGTAAATCATTTTGAGTAGATGTCTTGTAATTGTCCAATAAGGTAACAAGCTACTAAAAATACGGCTAAAAGTTGTGCGGTTTCTTTTTTCATTGTGTTTAGTTTTGTGGTTAAAATATAAAATGCTCTCTGTAAAGTGTTTCGTTTAATTCTACGCTATGAATTTCAATAAGCGTTCTTTTGTATTTTTCTTTTAATCTTTTGAATGCATCATTAAAAGAAAGTGCTTTTAAGTGAAATAAACCAATACCAAATTCGGTTTTGTAGTAAATTTCAAAATCTCTTAATTGTTCCATTGTGTTTGTGTTTTGATTAAATAATAATCAAATATACAAGTTTTTCACAATTCACCAAATAATTCTTAAATTTATTTTTGTAACCTTGTTGCAATTATAGAAAGGCATACCTACCCGTTCCACGTTTAAGGCTGAAGTTCTGCCAAGCTAAAGCCAAAGCCATTACGGCATCATCGTGAAAGCCTGAAGGTGCGGAGTACTTAACCCCCGTTGCCGTGTACATATATTCAAATACTTCTAACTCTTGGCTTATTATCCCTTCAGGGTAGCCAATCTTACCTTGATGTATCGCAGCTTGTAAGCCTTCCATTAGTTGTTGTTTACTTGAACTTGTGAACTTTAAGCCTTGTATCATTACCCCTTCACGTTGCAAGTCCTCGAGGATAGGGTCGCCAACCCCCGTAGAATCGACAAGGATAGGGCATTTAGGCAGCCTAAGGATAGTTTGCTTGGTATTATGCCAATCCATTTGAAAGCGGTCAAAATAAGCCACATTTCCATCTTCGTCTAAGCCTACGATAACTGTCCAATCGACCGACTTGGCAAGGTCAATCCCATAAGCTACAATCGGCATAGTTGTTACTGGGTGTATACAATTACGAATGTATTGACTACCAAATGGGTTTGCTGCGTTCTCGGCAGGGTTTGCCATATACTCCTGCTCAAACACAACCTCTGGGAGTTGCTTCCTTGCATCGTCTATTTCGTTGGGGTCAATGTAAGGGTTATCGTATGTAGTAAATTTAAAGCTTTGCCAATCGGGTTCGGCTTTACTAAACAAACTAAAAAAGTAGTTTTTGCCTTTAGGTGTGCTAAGGAATATAGCCTTGCCCTTGTAGTCCGTTAAAGTAGGTCTTATCGAGTTAAGCCACCCATCTTCAAGGTTAGGTATAAAGGAAGCCTCATCTATTACGGCTAAGTGAAACTTTAAACCTCTAAGATTGTCTAACCTTTCGCCTGTAAAGAAACGTATGCTGCCACCCGTTATGAATGTAATAACCAGGTCGCTTTCGTTCTTAGAATATATCTCTAATGGCAATAGGTCTACTATCTCCTTAAAGAATATCTTGCCTAATTGGTAAGTAGGTGTTATATATGCTACACGCTTTTTATTAACCGCAGTTTCTATGCTTATCGTTTGGCTAATCAAGGACTTGCCAAATCTTCTCCCTGCCATCATTACAATAAACCTACTATCGCATTCAATTACTTGCTTTTGCGCTGGGTGTGGGTTATGTAACTTCAAGCCTATTGTTTGCATTATCTATCGTAAGTTATTTTGATCTCATTTACTTCGTGCTTGTTTTCTGACTTCTCTACTAAGCTATTCAATCGCTGAGTTATGCTTGGATTGTAAACCCCCGCCATTCCCCCTTCGATTTGGTCTTGCCTAATTGTTTTCCTAATACGCGAACAGATAGTTAAAAAATCTGCGTAAGCATTATTTGTATTAGCAAAGTAATGGCTTAAATCTCCTATAACTCCTTGATTATAACAATAGTTCTCAAAGCCTTCTATTGTTAAAGGTCGCTCCCTTAATCTGTAAACTTCGTCTCCGTCTTTACCTACAAAGTCGTGTACTTTAATAGGATTGCTTTTACAATATTCTGCGTACTCAGTAAAGTATTGAAGCATTAATTCTGGTGTCTCTATTGCTTTATGCCTACCCATCTATTTTTGTTTTATAGTGTTGACATATCCTGTCCATTACGGATAAGTAATATGTGTTAAAATCTTTGTAACCTTCGTTATCTTGTTCGTATGTTCTGTATAAGATACCTCTTAATCTTTGGCTCGGTGTCTTGAATGTGTCGGGATCTGCTTTTAAGTTTTCTACTATGTCTTGTTCTTCTTTACTAAAAGGTTCTTCTTTGATTGCTAAGTAGCAGAACTGTTGGTTAAGCTGAAATAAATTAGCTGCATCTTTAGGACTTAGTTCCTGGGTTGCTAAAGTTAGCTTTATTGTTTTGTCTTTGCGTGAGGCTATGCTCTCTACTTGGCTTGATAATAATATCATAGTATTCCGTTAATTATATCGTTTGCTTCGTCTATTGCATCTTCTTGGTCGAGGTATGTATCTACGTCTGCTATATGCTTATTGATTAAAGTTTCTGCCATAGCATAGGTGTAGTTACCTATTGTCGTCATATCGTCTCCATTAAAGCCTGTCTTGCATACTGCAACGAAATAAGCCTTATGAGTTAGGAGTAGCCAAATAGCGTTTAACTTTCTCATCTGCCTTGCCCTTTATAATCTTTAGGTCTTGGATTGTGCTTGTTAAAGGACTTCTTTGCAGAACCTCTTTTGCGTTTGCCAAAGCTAACTTTATTATTGTTCTCTTTAATCTTTGCCATAATTCTTTGCGTGTATGTCTTTTAGGAACTCTTTATATTGTTTTTTGTCTCCGTATTCTATGTGGCACTTCCTACACAAACCCATTAGGTTTTCTATTATATCTGCCTTTTTATTTCCACCCATACCCCTCGCCTCAATATGATGCACGTCTACTGCTTGTGAGCCACACACTTCACAGGGAACGAAGTCAGTTGTTTTATACCCCATTCCCTGCAAATATATTTGTGTGTGTTTTTGCATAGCTTCCCCATTAAATTTTCCGTTGATTAATAATTAAAAAATTTAACTATGCAAATTATTTACTGTCTATTTCTTTTAGCTTGTTAATTGCCCACTCGATACCACTCGTACCGCCCCAGCAGTCCCACATTAAACCCCCACAACCTTCACTATAAGGAACGTCTTTATGCTGCTGATGTCTTTTGAATGAAGCCATACGAGCAATAGTATCTCTACTTATCCCTTCTCTATTAGCTAATTGGTTTGCTCTTGCCTTGCCTGTTGCTTCTCCGCAAGAACCCCACCCGTGTTCCTCTACCCACTTCAAAGCTCTCTTTGCGTTATTAGTTGCTGACTCAGGATAGTCGGTATAGCTTTCGGCAAACTTTCCACCTGCCAGAATAGCTTTCCAAACTTGCATTGCTTTCTCTTCGGTTTCATAAACGCAACCGCCTGAGCCTATCTTATATTTCCCGTTCGAGCATTTTATTACTGGCATAGTTTACTATAAATATACTTTCGGTCTAAATTTATCTCATCAAAGTTATACTTCTTTTGGCAGAACTCAAACAACTTCTGTCCGCTTTCCTTTCGCATATCTGCATCACTTACCAAATCTCTTATATGTTTATACCAATCCTTTTGGCTTTTAACGTAATGCACGGGCATATCTAAATACGGATTTACGTGGCTAACTATGGCAGGGTTCTTTTTAGAAGCCGTTTCTAATACCTTAAGATTTGACTTCATAGCGTTAAACTTGTTATCAACAAGTGGGATAACTGAAATGTCTGAGTCCGTATAAGCACCCATATATTCTGTAACCCTTGCATAGTTATAGATCGTGGGATTTAGCTTTAGTCCGCAAGTAAAAGCATCAATCATTTTATCCCATATATGTTTTTCGCCATCGTTGTAACCTGCTATTACAGTTCTTATATTCATACCTTGTAACCTTTTGAAAGGCTGCCTTAGTATTTCTAAATCTCGCTCGTGCGTTCCGCTACCTGACCAAAACAACCTGACTTTATAATCTTCGGTCTTGTTATCCTGGAACTGCTCTTGCCCATAGGGTAAAGCGTTTGGTAATATGTGAACGTTCTTATTGTATTGGCTTATCTCACTTGCTAACCTTTCGTGTGTGCAGGTGCAAAGGTCTGCAACTTCTAAGTAATCGGTAATCTGTTTGCCTATGTTATCAAATTTGTATTTGTAAAATAACAAATGGCTTTCGCTAAGTTCCCAATAATCGTCATTGTCTACTACTAATTTAAAGCCGTACTTAGTGCGCCAAGTGTCCATTTGCTTTGCATCTATTTCGTTAAGCATTCTATTCATTAGCACAATATCCCAACCTTGCTCAAGTAGTTCGTCATTCAATACATCGGTAATAAGTGCGTACTCTTTTTCCAAGTGTACTATCGGCATCATTATTCGGTGCAGTCCTACGCCTGAGTTAGCAGAAGTTATACAAAGTATTCGCATCTTATATTCTTTTGGTTGTAATATTTGTCTTGGTTTCTATCCCAAATTTCTTTTGCCTTTGCAAAGCTTTCGTCTTTCATTCTCCTATAATCAGTTCCGTTGCCGACATCGTGTCCTATGTGTTCTGAGCGCATATCTGGAAGGTAGTAATTAGTAAACCCTGCAATCAAAGCTCTTGTTGCATAGTCGCTATCTTGCATTCCGTATGGGTCATACTCGGTATTGTAACCACCTACCGCATCTATAAGTTCACGAGTAATAAAGTTATCGCCAAAAGGTGTGTGTATTTTATGTACACCATCTTCTAATGGTGGTAATGCTTCTACGCAATGTATTCCTATTATGCCAGTTTTTTGTATTCTTTTAGAAAATAAAATAGAATTAGCTAACCAATTATTAG